GCTCCGGCATCGTCATCGTGAGGTACGCGATATGAACTACCACTACCCCGAAAACACTGCCACTACGATTGATTTGGAGGTGATGCTATGAGTTGGGTAATTACGGGTACGCAGAAAGTTGCTCCTACGGTTTGGGATCCGAACTTCCTGAACGTCTCCCTGCTGCTCCACGGGAACGGTACCAACGGCAGCACGACGATCACAGATAACAGTCCGACGCCCAAGACTGTCACTGCAGCTGGGAACGCTCAGATCAGTACTGCACAGAGCAAGTTTGGTGGGGCCAGTATTGCGTTTGATGGGACGGGTGACTACTTGACTGTGGCAAATACAGCAAGCCTTGAGCTAGGACAGTTAAATCAACCGTTTACTGTTGAATTTTGGTTTTATTTGAGTTCGTCAAGGAATCACGGTTTTCTATCCAAAGGCGGTGGAAATGCTACGTGGTCTGGTTCTGGTTCCTACGAATACTTTGCTTTTATCCAAAGTGGAGTCATGTATTGGATGTGGGCAGATGGAACTGCTAGTCCAGCAAGTGTAAGCGTTACATCTCCTGCAATTCAGCAATGGCATCATTATGCAGCGGTCTACACTGGATCCACTACATCGTTGTATTTGAACGGAACTTCCGTGGGCACTCCCGTCAACAATACTTATGTTTCAAATGCTAATGCCACGACTATTAGAGTTGGGGCAAGCCCTATAAATGCAAATCTCAATGAGATTGCGGGTTACATTGATGACTTTCGTGTTACCAAAGGCATCGCCCGCTACACCAGCAACTTCTCTCCACCGACTGCCCCGTTCCCTGACATCTAGGCACCCAGTAGTGTCCCCGTCTTCGGGGCCTACTGCTTCGGGCCGCGGCAGGTGAGATACCAGCCCCCGCTGCCCCCCGGCATCCACCGGGGGTTCCAGTGCTTCCGGCTATAGACCTGCCCCGCACCGTTCCGATTGTTCGGGTTGTAGCCGCCCGGCACCAGCAGCGCCTCACCGTTCGGATCGTTCTGGATCCAAGCCGTTGCCGTGTAGCCGATCACCACGGACCAGTGCCCGCCACCGCTGGGGGCATCTACCCGGCCGCGATGCAGCCAGCCCACTGCTGCCGGCCGCCCAGCGTTGATCTCCCGCTCAAGGTCCACGGGGCTGCCATCCGTGCGGAAGTCAGCCTGCAGGCCCAGGTGCCGCAGGGTCGCCAGCTGCGCCTGCGGGCTGGTGGTATCGCCAAAGCTCACCCGGACCTGGTTGTACTCGTCATCCGTGGAGACCTTCCCCCAGTAGCAGGCGAGCATCGCGCAGCTGCTGCTGAAACACTCCCGATAGCCGGTGCCAGAGGCGTTATCCCGCTGGCTCATGTACTTCACCTTGAGCGGATTCCGCGGCTTGGCTTCCAGCTCAGGCCCCCGGTAATCGCTGACCCATTCAGCCTCCTCGAGCATCAGCAGCGGATCAGCCTTGCGGATGTGACGCCCCAGCTTCTCCACCGCCTTGATCTGATGCGGCAGCCCCTTGAAGTGCTCCCAGAAATCCAGCCACTTCTCTGGTGTCAGATCAGTCGGCATCGGATCATGGTGGGAACTCTGCACCCATGTAACCGTGAGCGGTGAGGATCTGCGACACAAGCTCGATCAGCTGCATGAAGCAGCTATCGACGCGATCACGGACAAGCTCCGCGCCCAGGTGGACGAGGACGGCAACCCGATGCCGCCCAGCAATGACGATCTGCGGGTGGCGCTGCAGCTGCTCAAGCAGAACAACGTCACGGCCCCGGCGATCCCCGACAGCCCCACGGCGTTGATGGCCCGAATGGCCGGCAAACTGGACTTCGTGACCCTGCAGCGGCGGCTGGAAAGCCGAGGGGCGCTTATGCCTTCGTCAGCGGACGCTGTACGCCCCCGTATGCCCTCCCAAGCCGCTGCGGACGGTATCCCATCGCCAGAGAATCAATGAAGGCCCCAGACTCGTCAAACCAGGCCTGACGCATCCAGTCGTCCATCTCCTCCTGGCGGTTGGCCGCGGCGATCTGCTGATCCTGCGCCGCAGCATCCACGAACCACTTGCAGCCCAGCGCCAGCGAGTCGAGCCGGTCATCGAATTGCAGGCAGCCGCGCTCCACGGTGATCCGGCTGAGCTGATACATCAGCGAGCGGACGTGACCCGTCTCTGGATCCCGCTCAGCCCCCAGCCAGTCGCTCTTGATCACTTCGGTGTTGACCACCAGGCGGTGCTGCTGCACCAAGGGGGCCACGGTGTCGATGATCCGTCGCTCCTTCTGCCCGCTGACCCGCTCCTCCTCGACCGTCACTGCATGGATGCGGCTCATCACCGGCTGCAGCAGGGCCGAGAACATGCCATCGCCCATGTTGGATTCCGCCACGCAGATGTTGACGTTCCAGCGCTTCGCCTTCTCCGCCAGCAACTGCAGCACCTCCGGCTCATAGCCCCGGGTGGTGCCGCCGTTCTCAAGCACGAACAGGTTGCCGTTCAGCTCCGCCAGCACGGTCCAGGCCAGTTCGTCGCTGCCGCGGCCAGCAGGGTCAATGAACAGGCCGCAATGCCAGGCCTCCTTCTGCGGCACCCAGCCGTTGACGAGGATCGGCCGGTGGTACCAGCGATCGGTGCCGAGACCCGGGGAGCTCAGATCATGGATCCGCTGCTCCGGTGCTGAGGCCCAGCTGATCGTCTCCGGCAGGGCCTTGCCGTCGAGGTCCATCACGATCAGATCGCCCAGGCGGATCGGGAAGCGATCCATCGTCGACAGCCGGCAGTTCAGCTGGAACTGCAGCTGCACCGCGGCCCGGGTCATCCCCATCTCGCGCTTCAGCAGCTCGTCGTGGCCGAAGCGTTCGGGATCAGTCGGCTGACCCACCAGCGACTCGTCGTCTTCCACCTCCGCGCAGATCAGCGGATCGAGGCTGCCCTCGTAGCAGTCGATCTCGTCCGGGTCCGCCGGGTTGGGGTATCGCGCTGGCCAGAAACGGATTTGATAGCTCCGCTGCCGCACCAGCGTCTGCAGGTACAGGCTGGTCTCCAGGTGCGGCGTGCCGAGGTACATGATTCGCCGCGGCAACGGCTGGCCCTCGTCGGGCTTCAAGATCGCCTCGAGCTCGGTCACGGCCTGGGCCAGGCGCTCTTGCTTCAACGGCGTGATCGAGTTGTTCAGCGTCTCGATGTCGTCCGGGATGGCGCAGGTGCAGCGCTTGCCGGTCAGTGATGGCGACAGGATGCCCACCGCTCGCACGCTGGGGCTCTGATCCACGATTGACGGGCCGACATCAAACGCCCTGGCCGACGACCGGCCATCAGGCCGCGGCATCAGGCACTGCAGGATGTCGATGTCGCGGATGCAGCGCAGCATGAAGGTCGTGATCTCCACGGCCTTCTCGGCGGTGCTGCCGGGGATCAGGATCTTCTCGTTGAACGGATCCAACCGCAGCCGCCACAGGGCGTAGAAGGCGGCCATGGTGCTCTTGGCCACGCCGCGGAAGCCCACAGTGATCTGACGATCAGGGCCGTGCTCCATCCACTGCAGGATCGACAGCTGCTGCTTGGTCGGCATCTCCGCCAGCTGCAGCTCTCGCAGCAGATAACAGGCGAAATGCGGCAGCGGCTGCAATTCGTCCGGTAGGGGCTGCCAGCCGGTCAAAGGGAAAGCCCCCCCGCCGCGAACGACAGAAGGGCTTTCACACCAAACCACTGATCACCAAAGAGACCAGAGGCGCCGCCCAGCACCACCTGTAGCGACGGCATCATCCTAGCCCTCGGCTTTGGCAGTGCGTCGTTTGGCCGGCTTGGCCACACCGTCTTGCACCATTACGTCGCAGCCTTTGGAGGCCCTGGCGGCCTCGACGACCTCCTCCGGGACATCGCTTCCGTAACCCACCAGATCCAGCTGGAGACGTTCCACATTCGTCAGGTACATCGGCTGTGCGCAGATGGCCCAATCGTATCGGCTGCATCACTCATAGGCCTCCTGGAATTGCCGCCGCAACAGCTGCCGGCGCTCCTCGGATCCCACGGAGATCACGTCGGGGTTCAGCACGAAATAGGTGTCCCCGGTCTTGGGCTCGCGGATGCGGACGGCAACCATTTCCTTCTTGAGACGGGACAGGGAGCTCACGCAGTCGTCAAGGCGGACACCCATCTGCTGCGCCAGGTAGGTGGCGGTGATGCGGATGCGACCACTGCGCCAGTTGGTGTTGGCCATCAGGGCCATCACCGTGGCGAGATCACGCAGCTGCAGCCGCCTGGTGCGCAGGGCGTCGATGACGGCTTCGAGCTCGGGTCGGTGAGTCATCAGGAAATCCTCCCGGCCGTTTGTTCTAGGTTTCATGGGTCAGAGCACGGTTCTGGCAGCCCTCTCCTGAGTCCTAGGAAGTTCCTAGGAATGTCCTAGGAGTAATTCCGGGACAGACCTAGGCCTATCCGCTCCTCAGGCTTCCCCCCGCTAGCCGCAACCTAGTGGTGGGAAGGGGTTTGGCTGATACGAATGTAAACACGTTTCCCTTC